AATGTTGCAAAGAAATCTTCTAGTAAGATTAATCTGGCAATGGGCTCGTTACCCACTAACGAAAAACAATAAACTTATAAAATTATTATGAGCCATAAACTCAAGTAAGAAAATACAGTTTACTATCTTAAAAGAAAGAAGACGACATGTCAACTATTAATACAACTGCTGTAAAAGAGCAAATGGGTGAAATGGTTTTACAAGCTATTTCAAGCAATAATCGTTCAATCCACCAAGTAAAAATTGGAGAACGAATTTATGAAATGGTCAATTTAAATTTAGTTGTTCATTTTAAAGAATTATATCGTTTATATATTGAACAAAAAAAACAATTAGCTCACGGAGGTTTTCGTGGAGTTGATCAAAATTCTCCTGTTCGTCTAAAACAAGTAGAGACAATTCTGTTTCCAGAAGAATTTGGATTCCATAGAGGAACCTATGTTAATCGTCAAGGTGGCATTGCTGTTAACGTTGAGGATTGTGTTGCATTAGGATCTAATCAATTTAGATTAGTTTTAACAGATTCTGATAAGCACGGAATTTTTGACGGTAATCATTCTATGTCTGCAATAATAGAATGTTTTGATTATTGGCATGCAAATAACTTACAGGTCGCAGATGAAAAAGTTGTAATTAACGTTTACATAAATCTTGATCCAGTAATCTTGTTAGAAATTGTCGAAAGCAGAAGTTCTAGCGTAGAGCTAAAACCTATGTCTATAGCAGAAGGACGTGGTTCTTTTGATTGGATGAAAGATGCAATTGATTCATGGAATCAATTTGATTCTGTTGGCATTTCAAATATGGTTAAATTTACTTCCACTGATATAGCATGGCAAGAAAATTCTGATCGTCAACCAACTGTAGTGCAATTATTAAAATATCTAGCAGCGGTTAACATACCTTTGTATGGTCCAATATCTTATGATGTTGATCTTAGACCAATAGAGCCAGGTATCAAGGCTAAGGGAAAACTTAAGATTGTTCCAGCATTTGATTCATATAATTTAACTGGAAATATAATTGAATCTCTTTATAATAAAGAGTTTAATGGAACTGTTTTTTCAAAGTATTTTGAAAATCAAGCAGATTTATTAATTGATATTATTCGCTTGCACGATTTTATTACAGTTAATGCACCTATATGGTCTCCTGATGTGCAGGCGCCAAAAACGCAAAGAGATCATGCTTCTATTTATGAGTCTAGCAGAACATATAAAGAAACATTGGGGTCTCTTATTTTTTACAAACCAAAAGAGGGAGAACCAATTCTTTCTGCAGCCTATGGCTATATGGTTTTGTCAGCTCTTAGACCATTTTTTAAGTTAGAAAATGATTCTATCAATGGTAAAATGATATGGAGAGATGGTTGGAATTATTCTTCTCTGACAACGTTCTTGGAAGAGGGTTTTGGTGCCGAGTTGTTTTCACATTTAAGATCATTCATACAGGTTGTTGAAAAAACTGAGAAGAATCGTAAAACTGGTGAATCAACTGGAAAACGTCATCATTCTCTAACTAGAGAAACAGTAATAGAAAGAGCCAATTGGGATTCCCTAGCTGAAAAAGTGCTTTCAGCATTAAAATCAAAAATTTTATCTGACATATATAAGAAAATGAATTTTGATGGTAATGCTAATTTGATAACAAGCAGCGTTAAACCAGCTGCAAAAGTTGTTAGATCTTTAACAGCTAACAACTAATACAAAAACAATTTCCCTGCCAGCTCCATCCTTCGTGAGCTGGCAGGGATTTTTATTTTAAGAGGAAAACAATATGACAATATTACCAGCAGAATGGGTTGGCAAAGCTGCTCATGACAAAGACGGAATGCTAACCATTGGCACAGGAGATAAAGTAGTTAAGCTTTATTTAAACAAAGGCACAATGCCTAGATGGTGGAAAGACGAATGTGTAGACGTTTATGTTCGTCGATTTGCCCATGACCTTAGCATCTATGAAATAATGATCGCTCAGCATGACGGTTATGCCCAAGAAGAGTTAGACGATGAGAACGAAGAGGCTGAACGTTATCCACTTGGGCCAAAAGAATATTGGAGAAGCAAGATAGTGGGCAAATGGACTACTGGTGCAGACAAACATCTTATAACAAATGAAGAGTTTGAAGCTGATTGGGACGAAGATCTTGAAGAATAATGATATACTATACGGAACAATAGAAAGAAGATAAAATGTCAGATCAATTTAATGTTTACCTTTACAATGCAGAAGTAGTTAAGATAGTCGACGGAGATACTTTTAAGATTAATATAGATCTTGGTTTTGAAGTCCACATTGGACCAAAGAGCGTTAGACTATATGGTGTTAATACACCAGAGAGCCGTACCACAAATCTTGAAGAAAAGAAGATGGGACTTGCAGCAAAAGAGTTTACTGATCAGTGGATTAAGAAAGCTAATAATAAAGTAAAGATTGAAACTATCTTGGACAAGAACGAGAAGTATGGTAGAATCCTTGCTAGAGTATGGAACGAAGCTGGAGAATGTCTTAACACTGAAATTGTTAAGGCTGGATTAGCTAGAGAATACTTTGGCGTAGGCGACAAAACTTTTCAGGAATTTAAGAAGGCATAATGCAAACATTTTTACCATACGCAGATTTACAAGAGTCAGTTCGGGTATTAGATTATCGTAGACTTGGAAAGCAACGAGTAGAAACTTTCCAAGTCTTAAACATCTTACTTGATCGCACTCCAACAAAAGGTTGGCGCAATCATCCGGTTACTGTTATGTGGACCGGCTATGAATCAGCTCTACAGCTCTATCAGAACTACACCATTCAAGAGTGGATTAGCAGAGGTTACAAAAACACCATGCTGTTAGAGGAGATAGATATAGATTCAGTAGTTATGCCACCATGGTTTGGCTTAGAAGAATTTCATCGTTCACATAGGTCTAATCTATTGCGTAAAGATTATGAATATTATTCCCAATATTTTGACGAAGATCCTAATCTTCCATACTATTGGCCAGCTAAAGAGGTAGCTAATGCAAACTAGAGTGTTTTTATCAGGCGCTATAGAAGATGTTCAATCTGACTTTAAGTATAGTTGGAGAGACGAAGCTACTGCGCTTCTAGATCATAGAGGTTTTAAGGCAGTCAATCCAATGGACTATGCTCTTGAGGAGGAAGACTCTGAACCAAAAGAAATAGTAGATAAAAATCTCTTCTTGCAAAAAAGCTGTGACATTATTTTAGTAGAATATAGATTACTTTATAGAGCATACATAGGTACAGACTTCGAAATGACCTGGGCACACTTCAACAATCAACCAATAATTGTTTGGGCGCACCAAGATTTGCAGCATAGAAAATATCTTAAATTTCTTGCTACAAAACTTGCAGACACACTAGAAGAAGCTGTAGAATATATATCCAATACATATCCATCCAATAAATAAAAGGAAATAAAATGCCAGAGAACAAATTCAATTACTTTGCTGTTGTTACAACAACATTGGTAAAGGCTAAGAACAAAGAAGAAGCACAGAAGGTTGCCTCGAATCGTCGTGGTGTAACTGGTGAGCGTTTGTTCCAATCAACTGATATTGAGCGTATTTCTTCAGTAGAAGCACGCAAGCAAATCGAAAAGTTGGGCGAGTAATTTATTAATCTGTGGGGCTGGACTAACCTTCAGCCCCACATTATTTTGGGAGTTTTATGATAATAGCTCAGATGGTTGGAAGAAATGAATCTTCCAAATACTTAAAAGAAGTACTAGAAAGACTTAAGCAGCAGGTAGACAAGATAGTCTTCACTGATGACTGCTCAGAAGATGACACAGCAGAAATAGCTGCATTGTATGCACACGTATACGTGAATGAAGAACCACTTTTTACGGTTAACGAAGGGGCCTTGAGAGCAAAAGCTTGGTCCAATTTGGAACAGCACGCTCAAGAAGGTGACTGGATTATAGCCATTGACTGTGACGAGATGCTTTATGATGCAAAGGATATAAATACTGTATCCGTTAAACATGTTCTTGATCAGTCCCCATATGACGTAGTAAACGTTCGCTTCTACCACATGTGGAATGATACTCAATACAGAGTAGATAAGCTTTGGGCACCAAATGATAGTTCTAGAATTTTTAGATTTAAGAATGGTGGAAAATTCTTAGACAGAAAATTAGCTTGTGGTTCAGAACCTACTTATGTCGTAGAAGATATAAGAAGAAGAAATTACTGGGTTCATTCAGGTCTTGTTATGCAACATCTAGGCTATACTAAAGATATAGATAAAGAGTTAAAGCATACAAGATATATGAATTTAGATAAAGGCGAGTTCCACAACATTAAACATATCGAGTCAATAGTAGATCCTAATCCAACTCTTATAACTTGGGGAAATTTCGGAATATGAAATCACATAACGCAGTAGAAACAATTAAAAAAGTATCCTTGATGTTGGAGAGAAAAGAAAAGTTTGCTTTTGTAACATATACAAGATCAGCAATCTTTACTTTGACTGGAGAACTAAAAGGAGAAAAGAAGCCACCAAAGAACTTTGTCAAGCTTCTTTCTGACGGTATGCAAAAGAAGGATCCTAATTTCATCAAGGCCGTACAAAAAGATCTAATGCTTTCAAGCATGGATAAGTTAGCAAGCCTTAACATAAAAGCTGTTGAATTTTACGATCCAGCTTTCTTGGAGCTTTACATCAATAATAACTATGATGTATTCAAGACTTTTACTTCTTGGTACTTCAAGAATACAAAAGCTATTGTTGTATCTTTCCAGAATCAAAATTATATAGGAAAGTATTTTTCTCCTGATTCTTTGTTTATTCAAGTTCCCTATAATGACTTCTACTCTAGAATAGAATCTATTACAGAAGAGATAAAGTTACATAAGGGTGAATACGACCTGTGCATCTTTGATTGCCCAATGTTAAGCGCTGCTTTAGCAGTACAAGTTTGGGACAATACAGACATGTCAATTATTGACCTGGGTAGAACCCTAACTGTAGCTAGAGCATTGGCAAAAAATAATGACAGAGCGAGACAATAAGGCTTACGCCAATTTAAATGCAAAGATAATTAATCTGCTGTTTGAGACTGACAAGTCTATAGCAAAAGTTGCAGAAGAATTGTTTATAACAAGTGAACAACTTAACAAGGCTATAACTAGACTTGGTTTAGGCTGGGTAAAAGACCATAGACGCAAGATGTCTAAGGGTCAGACTGTGTTAACAAGCATAATGCAAAAGCTTTTGCCTAACGAAACAATAGTTAATGAATATCACTTGGGTGAAAGACTTAAACTGGATGTGTACTGTCCTAAATATAAGTTGGGTGCAGAGTTCCACGGCATCCAGCACTTTCAATACACAGAAAGATTCTTTGATACAAGAGATGATTTTTTAGAAGCTCAAAAAAGAGATCTAAGAAAAATACAACTCTGTGAAGAACAAGGTATTGCACTTGTAGTTTTTAGGTACGACGATAAGCTTACTGAAGAGTCAGTTTATGATAGAATACTTACCGCGATCAAGACTACTGGCACAGAGCCAACGGTTAAGAAGCGAAAGAGCATTAAAGATAACCCGACTTATCAGATAGCCAAGAAGAACAATTCTGAAAAGAAAAAAGCCATATACAAAGAGCTAAAAGAAAAGCGTAAAAATGACAGAAAACCAAACTGAAGATAAACAAGAGTATCCAATTGAATACCAAGTTTTTGCTCTGTCATTCAAGAACCCAGGTTCGATAGCATACTTTGATGCACAGTTGCCAGACGAAGTTGTAGGTGCAATACATGGGCAGTCTGGGATACATGAGTTCTATAAGGCAATGCTGTCTTATTTTCATGCAACCAAGCGTGAGGTTGTAGAACCAATTGCATTTAAGTCTTGGTTAGAATCTGAAACAGATATCCATGCAGCTCTTGGTGGATCTTCTGGTGTAGATACAATGATCAATGCTATTCTGAATCTAGAAACATCAGATCATGAATCTATTTCTCAGCTGCTAAAGCATAAGGCTAATAAAAGAAAGCAGCTGGACATACTCCAAGAGTTGCAAATCTTGCTTGTCCAAAAGGGTGAGAAGAATAATAAAGATGTAGCAAGAATCTCTGAGATAACTGCAGAGATAAAGAACTTAGAAAATGATTTAAATTTTAACCCACTTGACAGTGTTGCTACTGCTAATGATATCTCAAAAAGAGCTGCCTCTCTGTTAGAGATCCCAAGCTTTTTGCCGACACAATACAAGTCCCTCAATAGAGCTATGGGCTATACCGACGATGGTGGCTTCTTTAGAGGGGCAGTGCATGCCATAATCGCTCCATCGGGCAAGGGTAAAAGCACATTTGCAAAGTGCCTAATTAATCATTGGGCAGACACAGGATACAAAGTCTTGTACGTTAACTTTGAGGAAGCTGTTCCGCACTGGGAGCGTGTACTCATGACCCAGATCATTGAGAAAAACGTCTATGCTGAAGCAGCTAATTGGACCGACAAAGAGAAGGCACAAAACTTAGCTAAGTTTAAAGCAAAGCTAGATGAATGGGGAGATAGATTCATGGTAAAGCATGATCCAGATACTCCATACTTTGAAGACTTAGAAAAATGGTTTAGAAGTATAATGGGTCATTCAGAGCTTGTCCCAGACGTTATTGTTATCGACACAATACAATCAATGTTTACCAAAGGCGGAAAGGGTAAGCCACGTTGGGGTGAGTTCGAAGAAATGATGGTTAGATTAGAAAAACTTGCAAGAGACATGGATTGTGTTTTAATAATTACAGCTCAAGAAAACTCGAACAGAATGAAAGAAAGAAGAGAAGTAGTACAGCAGTCTGATACTGGAGGATCACTTTCGATCCAGCAGAAGTGTGCTGTAACTATCTTCATCACTGAAAAGAAATTAATCAGTGGAGATGATTCTGAAGATGAAAACATAATGCAGTTGCAGATTCCCAAGAACAGAATCACTGGCTCAACATACACATACAATTCTCCATTGGTTAAGTACGTAGATCAGCATAAGAAGTATGTGGAGTATGAACCAATAACAAGTGAGTCCTATTCAAAGATAGTCAACGCTGATGATATTAAAGAACTAATCGAGAGCATAAATATACTCTAAGGAAAATATGATACAAATAGAAACACAACAGTTAAAAGATTTCCAAACATGTGAAAGACTATATGATTTTAGGCACCTTCAAAAGCTACCAGAAACAATAGGTGAAAGAAAACTAAATTCACTTAAATTTGAAACTACAATTAAAGCAATTGTTAATCATTTCTTTTATCAAAAACAAAATGGACGTACACCATCCTATGCTTCATTGTTGCACAAGTGGGAGAAGCTTTGGTTTCCTAGGGACACTACGCCCTACGACATTGTCCATGAACAGCACGAAAGCCTGTATGGCAACATGGCAAGCTTGACTAGCAAAGCTGCAGCAGTCCTGTTAGAGATAGTAGAAAACTTTAGTGATCCAGATATCATTCCTATGGGCATAGGTCTTGAGTACACAGCTCCAGTGACACCAAACATTGGAGTCAATGATATGTTTGATCTTGTATATAAGAAAAACGGTAAGGTCTATGTTATTAAATGGGTGTTCAATCACAAGCTAAAGTTTGAGCATACATACGTAGTTGACTTCGCACTCATGCACGTTGGCTATTATAACAAGTTTGGTGATAAAATAAACGACACCAAATTTGGATACTTTGATTTAATGAATCAAAAGTCTGGGTTCAACGAAGTCGTTGTGCAGAAAGCTGATATAGAAGCTCTAAAGTACTGGTGTGATTCACTGCATGATGAAAAGATTTTCCCATCTAGAAGAGGGCTTACAGCATACTGCAAGGTGTGTCCTTATGATAAGCCTTGTTCAAAGTGGGTTCTATGGGCAAAAAAGGAGAAAGACAATGGCTAAGAAAGATATTCTAGATGAGATACTTGCAGAAAAACCTGTGCTCTCACAGATAAAAGAAGAAGATGTAATCCTAGAACCTTTACTTGAGGAGATAGGATTGATAGAGGACGAAAACATAAGCTCATTTGTTAGATCAATCTTAGTAAGATCGACTGATTTTTGGCTGATGCCGTCGAGCTTTTCTGGTAAGTACCATCCAAAAGACGAGCATGGAGAAGGGGGCAATGTGCTCCATACCAAGAGAGTGATGCGCGTTGCCCAAATACTTGCAGAGTCATATGGTTTAACTGACGAAGAAAAAGATATGGTGTTTGCTGCCGTGCTACTCCATGATATCAAAAAGGGGAATAGGTATGGAGATGACACAAAATTTACCTACGACCCAATGCATCCATATACTGTTGGGCAGTTCGTAAAGAAGTGTCAAGACGAAGATAGGAAGTTTGCTTCAGAGTCTCAATCATCTACCTTGTATCTAGCTGAAGATATCGTACAATCTATACTTAGATTAGTTCGCTGTCACTTGGGACCATGGTCACCAGTTCCTGAGACTAGTCCGGTCACATACCTGGATATGATCGTTCATATCGCAGACAATGTTGCGTCTAAGGTAGACTATGTTGTTGATGGTAAAGATATAAAAGAAGATAGATGGAATGTTTAACGTCGACACAGATAATATTCTCTTAAAAAGATTTACAATTGCTAAAAAACTAGAGTATTATATTGAGGAATCTATATATTATAGAACTCACTCGGACTCAATCAATATTAATTCAAGAAAGGTTTTGTGGCGTATTCAAGACGCCGAGGGAAAAACTCAGATTAAATGAAAATTAATAAAGATAATAAATTCCTATCTAACTGGAGCCTATATGAGGTAGCTAGATATGTTCCATCTCTAGAAAGAGTTATACGAGATAAGGACAAAATTATTTCCTTTGAGGAAGTTCCAGACTATGCCGAAAAGAATAACAATATAGGCATATACACTTCAGTATTTGCCTACGACACCGCAGAGTTTACAAAAGCTAGTAGGTTGGGTCCACTCTATTTTGATATTGACAACAAAGATTTTGGTATCGCTCAGCAAGATTGTATTAAGTTATACGAACATTTATTGAAGTATGTTCCAGCTGAATCAATACTTGTTTACTTTACTGGTAAAAAAGGTTTTCATATAGAGTGTGAACCAATCGCCCTTGGCATAAGCCCAGGCAACAACCTGCCAAAGATATTTAGATATATAGCTACAGATATGGTCAAGAAGCTGTCATTGACAAGCTTAGACTTTAGCGTGTATGATCTTAGAAGAATGTGGAGATTACCTGGGTCTATTCATCAGGATACAAAGCTTTACAAGACACTTTTAAATCCGTTTAATGGTGAAAAGAATTACGCCTACGAAGAGTTTGACGTTATTAAAGAGTATGCATCACAAAAAAGATCACTAGATGTAGCTGAGCAGGTTTTTAGTTACAAAGCAAATGAATGGTACAGAGAAAATATCTATAACCTAGAAGAAGATTCTAAGAAGAAAGATAACCCTTTAGACTACTTTAACAAGTATGGTTCAAAAGCTTTCAAAACATTAGCACCGTCAGCAAAGGTATTCGATAAAGAAGCATTGATACATAACTGCAGCGCCATTAAACGATTGCATGAGCAAGCAGAAGAAAGCCATTACCTTGAACATGAAGCTAGATTATTCCTCTGTTCTATCTTGACCTACACGGAAGATTCAATCAAATATCTCCATGAGATTTTAAGTTGTTGTCATGATTACAATTTTGAAAAGTCTTCTGCTCATATCAATGATTGGATTAAGAGAAGACAGATGGGCATTGGTGGAAGACCATACACATGCGAACGAGCTAACTCTGTGGGTGTAGGTTGTGGTGAATGTAATTTGGAAAAGAAAAACAAATGGGCTCAGATTGGGAACAAGTATGTTGAGACTACAGAAAAGTCTTCGCCATCACCAATAAGATACGCATATAAGACGACCAAAAAGGAAGATTAAATATGAACATAAGAAATCCAGATGACGTAATCGGAGTGTGCTCCGAATGCAAATCAGATCAACCAATGAGATATATGGAGAATAACCCATTTGCCCAAGAGGGCAAAGCAGTTACCTGTAAATACTGCGGAGGTGTAGTTATCATAACATATAGAGAAACCAGAGACGACTCCCTTAACGGTTCAGACAGAGAAAGAGGAATCTAATTGAAGAATTGGACTAACCTCCACAACCACACTACCTTCTCCATGCTTGACGGGCACGGTAAGGTGGAGCAGTATTTTGCTAAGGCAAAAGACTTAGGGATGATTGGTCTTGCTACGACAGATCATGGGAACATACACTCTTGGCTAGACTTCTATGATGCTGGGACATCAGCTGGAGTGAAGCCTATACTTGGCTCTGAGTTTTATCAAGCCAGAAAATCAAGATTTGATAGAGATGAAGAAGAAAGATCTGGCCCTGCAAAAAATGAATGGGAACAAAGAGGCCCGTATCACATAACAATCCTTGCCAAAAATAATACTGGCTATCATAATATAATTAAAATGTCTTCTAGATCATACTTAGAGGGCTACTATGTCAAGCCAAGAATAGATCATCAGCTAATTGCTGAACACTCTGATGGGATCATCGTTCTTTCAGGGTGCCTTAACGGAGAAGTTGCACAAGCGCTCTTAAGAGGTGACTCAAAGTTTGCTCTCGAATCAGCAGCGAAGATGCAAGACATAGTTGGAAAAGAAAACTATTTTATAGAGATACAAAACCATGGCTTAGCCGAGCAGATAAAAATAACTCAAGGTTTAATTGATATAGCTCAAGCCATCGGGGCAAAAATAGTTCCTACTGGCGACTGTCACTACGTTCATAAAGAAGACGCAAGAGCACATGACATTATGCTTTGCGTGTCCACTAACTCTAATATACACACTGAAAATAGATTTTCTTTCAGCGGAGATAATTTCTATCTAAAATCTTATGATGAGATGGCAACAGTATTCCCTGAAGATTGGTTGAAGAATACTTTAGAAATATCTTCAATGGTTGATGTCAAATTAAAGTTTGGTGACCTCCACTTCCCGCACTTCCCATTGCCAGAGGGCACCAACACAGATGACCATTTAGATTTACTGGCCTGGGATGGACTTAAGAAAAAATATGGAGATCCATTACCAGAAGAAGTACTCCATAGAGCTCAGCATGAACTCAGAGTAGTCAAGGAAATGGGATACCCAGAATACTTCTTGGTTGTTTCTGATCTAGTTCAATGGGCTAAGTCTAACAACATTAGAGTTGGGTGGGGTAGAGGCTCTGCTGCAGGCAGCATCTTGTCATATGCATTGGGCATTACTAATCTTGACCCACTTAAATTTGGGTTGATGTTTGAAAGATTTCTAGTAGAGGGTAGAAAGTCAATGCCTGACATCGATCTGGACTTCGACGACAGACATAGAGACAAGGTAATCAACTATGCTAGAGAGAAATATGGTGACGATAAAGTAGCCCATATTTGTACGTTTAACAAAACTGGAGCCAGACAGTCCATACGTGACGCAGCACGCGCTTTGGCCTACGATTTTATAGGTGGTGACAAGATAGCCAAACTGGTCCCTGCGCCTGTCCTGGGCGTTGCTAAGAGCCTCTCAGAGTGCATGGAGACACCTGAGTTCAGACAGATGTATGACTCAGATGATGACTCTAAACTAATTGTAGATACAGCCTTTGGGTTAGAAGGTCTCATAAGACAGACGGGTATGCACGCTGCAGGGGTTGTTATATCCAGAGAGCCGCTGACAGACTATCTCCCAATCATGAAGAAGGGTGTTGACAACCCTGTCATAACCCAGTGGGACATGGGCAGAGTAGAACAGTGCGGCCTATTAAAGATTGACTTCCTTGGCCTTAGAAACCTTGGCGTGATTGACGAGTGCATTAAGTTAGTCAATAAAAATAGAGGCATATTGATAGACGTAGACAAGATACCCCTGGACGATTATAAGACGTATCAGGAACTTTGCAAAGGTAATGCAATAGGTGTTTTCCAACTTGAGTCAACTGGGATGCGTGAACTAATGGTGCAGTTGCAACCACAAGATGTTCAAGACATCATGGCTCTAATTTCATTGTATCGTCCAGGCCCAATGGGATCTGGCATGGATAAGTTATATATTTCTAGAAAGCATTCAAAGTCATCAATTCAATATGATCATCCTAATTTAGAAAAAGTGTTAGGCCCATCACTAGGAATCATGCTTTACCAGGAAGATGTTTTGGGAGTCGCTAGAGAACTAGCAGGGTTCAGTACAGCAGAAGCTGATGACTTAAGAAAAGTAATTGGTAAAAAATTGATGGACAAGATCGCATTGTTCAGAGGAGAGTTTGTCAAAGGCTGCATGGAGAAGTCAGATATATCTGAGGACAAAGCAAATAAAATATATTCTGATATCGAATACTTCGGTGGGTACGGGTTTAACAGAGCACACGCAGCAAGCTATGCGATGATTTCATACATAACTGCGTACCTTAAGGCAAACTATACAGCGGAATACATGGCTGCACTCCTGTCTTCTGTTACTGGCAACAAGGATAAGCTAGCCTTGTACCTTTCTGACTGTAGAAAGCTTGGGATAAAAGTTTTGAGCCCTTCTATTAATAAGTCAGTAGAAGAGTTTACCGTAATCGATGAAGCAACAATCATCTTTGGGCTCTCTGCAATCAACGGCATTGGCTACGCAGTATCAGAGGCAATACTTTCCTCAAGAGATCAAGACAACCCTTACACTTCGATGCATGACTTCTTGAGACGAACTGGTCCAGCAGTACTAAAGAAATCAACCATTGAACACCTAGCTAATGCTGGTGCTCTTGACGAATTAATTAGCGAAGTATATGACCAGGACTTCGGAAGACAAACCGAGCTTACTATTTTAGAAAAAGAAAAAGAAGAGCTAGGGATATACGTTTCCAAGAATCCAGTTGATGGTGTTTGGGATCTTCTTTCTAAAAATATAGATTATGAAATCATAGAAGTAGCAGATCTACAAGCTGGATCTAGAGTTAACTTAGGTGGAATCATTTCTTCGTCAAAGAAAATGATAACCAAAAAAGGCGCTAAGATGTATAAGTTTAATTTACAAGACATATCTTCTGACATTGAAGTCATAGTCTTTCCTAGAGAAGCAAAGAAGTTTGATGATGACTACTTCCAAAACGGTGACGTAGTTATGCTTACAGGAGCTGTAAACAAAGACGGAGATGAAGAAAACCTAATCAGTAAGATACTTTTAAACAGTTGTGAAAAATTAGATCTTTCAAACTTCTCTGGAGGAACACCTATCTATTTGGAAGTAGATTCTAATATAAGTGCAGAGACTTTAAAAAAGATGTATGCTATAATTAATGCAACAGATGGAGGCTCATATGTGTTTTTGTCCTACAAGGAAAATGGAAAAACTTTGAGCTTTAAATTTAAAAAGAAAACTTCTATATCAGTTAAAGATAAATTAAACTCACTATTATCGGAGAAAG